CTAAGGAAGCGTTGGCTATCGATCTGTCTAATCGAGACGGCATCAATGAAGAAGCTTTCAAGCAAACAAAAGAGATCATCGCTAACCTCAAGATCGATCCCGATACTCAGGAAAGATGGCTCCTTGACCAGACAGAAAAATGGTGTCAAGATCGTGCGATCTATAACGCCATCATGTCGTCTATACAAATTCTGGACGATAAGTCTGGTAAAAGCTCGAAGGGGGCAATACCGCAAGTGCTTGCCGACGCTCTTGCTGTATCGTTCGATTCGCACATCGGACATGACTTCTTGGAAGACGCAGACACTCGATTTGAATTTTATCACACCAAAGAGATCCGTATCCCCTTCGACCTCGAGTATCTTAACAAGATCACGAACGGCGGGTTGCCTCGGAAGACGTTGAACATCTGCCTAGCTGGTACGGGTGTAGGTAAGTCTCTGTTCATGTGTCACTGTGCTGCAGCCAACCTGGTTCAGGGTCGCAACGTCCTCTACATCACTATGGAAATGGCCGAAGAGAAGATCGCCGAGCGTATCGATGCCAACCTACTCGATACACCCATAGATCAGTTGGCGCTGTTGCCTAAAGACGTGTACGACAAGAAGGTAGAGCGCGTACGCAACAAGACTACTGGTAAGCTGATCGTCAAAGAGTATCCGACTGCGTGTGCTGGCTCTGCTAACTTTCGTCACCTTCTCAACGAGTTGAAGCTTAAGAAGAACTTCGTTCCAGAGATCATCTACATCGACTATCTAAACATCTGTATGTCTTCGAGGATCAAACATGGAGCCAACGTCAATTCTTATACCTATATCAAAGCGATCGCAGAAGAACTACGAGGACTTGCGGTGGAGTTCAATGTTCCTGTCGTCTCTGCGACTCAAACAACTCGAAGCGGATATTCGAGCAGCGACTTGGGATTGGAAGATACATCAGAATCCTTTGGACTCCCAGCCACAGCTGATTTTATGTTTGGTATCTCCACATCAGAAGACTTGGAAGACCGCGGTCAAATTATGGTTAAACAGCTCAAGAATCGCTATAATGATCCAGGGGTCAATCGTAAGTTTGTCCTTGGTGTGGATCGCAGCAAGATGCGGCTTTACGATGTAGAAGACTCTGCACAGGATCTAGTAGATGATCGACCCGTGATGGACAAGGGTAAGTTCATGAGCGAAGACTTCGAACGTAGCTTGAGTAAATCGAAGTTCAACAAAGAAATGTTTGCGGGGTTTAAATAATGAAAAGACGTGAATTCTTTAAATTGCCGGCTGGTGTTGCACTCGGAGCATCTATCGGTGTTCCTATCGCAGAAGCAAAGTCTACTGCGATAGAAGTTCCTAAGCCTCCACCAAGTGAAGGAGTGCATATCGTTCTTCAGGGATACAAGAAGCGTGAGACTCCGCAACAATCATCAGCAAACGGTGCGATAGGCTACTTTAAAACAGTTGAACCGTCTGAACATAAAGTCGCTATGGCAGTCGGCGAAGATGGTCGTCTATGGATTAAGATCGGCGATGAATGGAAGAGGGTGGCAGTCGAATGAACAGACGTGGTGTTCTTGGTATTCTTGGAATTGGTGCAGCTGCTGGTCCTGCTATTGCTGAGAATATTGTTTCACAAGCTGGTAACTCTAGTTTAGATCCAAAATATATTAGTACAGCTAATTACAAATATGATATAGACAAGGGACTTGTTGACAAATATGCTCCCGACGTTTTTCAAGAAAATCCTCTTCAAAGATTAAACAATGTTCGTGAGCAATTTAATTATCTAAATGACAAGAAAGCTTGGATAGATAGTTTTGTTTCGCGCGAGTTGCGAGAGATATTTCGATATGGTAATTATCACAATCAAGTTGACCCAGACATCATGGCAATGAAGTCCTTTTCAATGTCTGCAAAAATTCGTATGCATATTCAGCGTAGAGCAGAAAGACGATATGATGAAGATTTTTCTGAAGTGTCTGAACAGTTGAAGTATTGGATGGAGAAAGTAGGACTATGAGTAGTTTGATCGGCGACATCAGAGCAGTAAATAAATGGGAATACGTCGAACAGCCGTGGGACGGTGTTACTCTACCACGTCCACAACCACAGCTGATGTGCACTCAGTTCGAGTTTCAAGTGCGTAGAGTCGTAGTGACCGCTGAAGGACTGCCAGCTTTGTCTGATTGGTCAGCAATTCAGGTGTTCGATGAGTATCCAGAAACCACTAAGCCAACTATCATGGTGAAAGAATGAACTACAAGATCATTACTAATCCAGGACATTTCTTCGACGTAGTGGAAACTAAAACATCTCAGATCGTCTATACGTCTGCTGTGCACAGTAAAGCTAAGGAACTATTGCGTCACCTCAACTTCGGCGGCGGGTTCGATGGCTTCACGCCGTCTTTTATGCTAAAAAATATTACATTTAAGACGAAAAAGTAGTCGTGCTCGTATAAATAATCCCAGAGCAAATTGCGTAGACGCTGCAGCGTCAGTGGCAAGAATTAAGTACGGTTCAGGAATAGTCGGGAATAACGGTGGGGTTCCGCCCGACCGCAATTGCTTTTGGGAGTGCGGGAGGGGTCTTATGGCCTCTCCCTTTTTTCGTTATAAATACTTAAAACCATAACGGGAATACACTATGTCAGCAGCATCGGACAAATACGAGAAGGACGTAGCAGCCTACATCAACAGGGTCGCGGGCATAAAAGCCGAGAGACCTTCTGTTGGCGCTGACTACTCTGACGTGAAGATCAGTAAGTTCAAGAACGAGAAGCTTGATAAAGCTGCGTGGGTAGAAGTGAAGATGTCGCACACTGACAATCTCTCTAATCCGCGTGTGTTCTATTCCGATGGTAAGTGGCAGACCACTTATAAGACTCCGGCTGCAGCAGCTGCAGTCAAGCTTCTAAACAACTCTAAGAAGGCAGCTGCGTTCATCACTGCTATCTCTAAGTTCTCAGGTATACCCAAGAGCATCATCAAGATCCCGACTACCAAGGGTGGACTCAACGAGAAGGGTGCTGTTCCACTGAAGATCATGAAGGCTTACTTCAGTCAGCCGGGCGTCAACAGATACATCCTCGACGAGGCAGACTACGACCTCGGTGAAGTGGTGACGCTGCACTACACCAAGGGTAAGACAGAACCCGCATACTACATGCAAGCTGGCGACGACTTCTATCTCATCTCTTCGAAGAACCCTCTCGGTCTTAGCAAGAAGATTCCCGTATTGAAGGGAACTGGTAGCTTCAAGATGCGTGTGGGTACTCGTTCAGAGTTCTATGAAGTACAAGCAGAGATCAAGATCACTTCGATGCCGGACAGTCCATATTCGGTGAAACCAGGCACTAGCAAGAAAAACCCGTTCGTATGATACAGTTCACACAATACCTCACAGAGTCGTTAGACGTAGAGAAGCTGAAGCACCTCGAGCACCTCGAGGATCACATCATTCACGGCGGACACGAGGGAGTGGCACACGCTTCTGAAACGTTGTCAGACGTCGTAGCTGCACTAGAGGGTAAGCCTCGCAAGAACTTCAACCTATCGACCAAGATCACCACCAAGTACGACGGGTCTCCGTCGATAGTGTTTGGCATCGACCCTCGCACGAAGAGGTTCTTCGTCGGCACCAAGTCGGTGTTCAACAAAGACCCGAAGGCTGCGTTCACCGACGACGACATCGAACAGATGTACGGTCACGCACCCGGTCTGGTGCAGAAGTTGAAGGCAGCTCTTCGCGAGTTGCCGAAGGTAATGCCCAAGACTGGCGGAGTATTTCAGGGCGACCTGATGTACGAGAAGAGCGACCTGAAGGACGACGGCAAGTCGTTCACGTTCACTCCCAACACCATCAGCTACTCGGCAGACGTGGACTCAGCGATGGGAAGACAGATCGCTGCTGCCAACATAGGCATAGTGGTACACACCAAGTACACTGGTAAGACTCTCGAGGATATGAAGGCGTCGTTCGACGTGGATCAGCAGGCGTTCCAGAAGGATCCGCTGGTGCACATGATCAACCCCGAAGTGAGCGGTGCCAACATAGCGCCGATCGAGAAGAGGCAGTACGAGGCCGAGATACAGCAGGCTACAGACCTGTACTCACAGATGCCAGAGGACGTGTTCAACGTGGTGGACGGTCACGACATCGTGATCAAGACCTACATCAACCAGTGCATCAAGGACAGAGTCGAACCCACTGCCAAGGGCTACTTAGCGTTCGTCAAGTCTCGCAACAAGAAAGAAGTAGAGAAGAAGAAGTCTCCCGACGGCAAAGCGAAGGCTCGCGAGAAGGGTGAGACGATGGAGTCTCACGTGAAGAATCACATGGAGACTCTCGATGCCGTGTTCAAGATGCACGGGCACCTGCAGCGTGCGAAGAACGCTTTGGTCAACGCGCTGTCGAGGATAGAGACCGGATTCAAGACTACCATCGGTGGCAAGCCGACCAAGCCAGAGGGATTCGTGGCCATTCGAGGCGGCAGACCCACTAAGTTGGTAGACCGTGCGGAGTTCTCGGCAGCCAACTTCGCCATGGGTGCTTTCCGTAAGGGTTCGAAGGAAGAGCAGGCTGCGGCCGAGGACCTCAATCCAGTCGTCACCTCTTTCGCTCGCATGAACCCTCCGACCTACTACGGTCACGGCGCCGTGGTCAGCAAGGTGAAGGAGCTGGCCGACGAGATGAAGGCCAAGTCGGTCATCGCTCTCTCGCGTTCGCAGGATCCAGAGAAGAACCCGCTGACGCCGGAGCAGAAGCTGAAGCACGCCAAGCGCATGTTCCCCGATGCCAACATCGTGATCGCTGACGAGGACGCCAAGGACATGATGAGCCACATCAAGAAGCTGGCTGCCAAGGGTCACAAGCACCTGGTCCTCGTGGTAGGATCCGATCGCGTAGAGGAGATGAGAAAGCTCCTTGACAGGTACAAGGACTCGTTCGGCTTCAAGAAGGTGGACGTGGTCTCTTCCGGCGACAGAGACATGGAGTCTGACAAGGAAGAAGAAGAGGGCGCAAAGAAGCCTCAGACCGAGGAAGAGATCCGTCGCGGCATGTCTGCATCCAAGATGAGGGGTCATGCCATTCGCGGTCAGTACAAGGAGTTCCGCCGCGGCTTCCATCCAGACACCCCCGAAGAAGTCACCAAAGAGATGTACGACGAAGTCCGCAAGGGTATGGACATCAAGATAGACGCCAACACACCGATCAGAGCTCTCGTCAACCATGCCAAGAGAAAAGATCCGATCGGAGTCAAGGCAAGAAAAGAACTAGAGAGACGACACAAAGCCGGTGAGATGGAAGAGACCAGAGAGAAGGCGATCAGAGCTGCCAAGAGACCGGTCAAAGCGCCGCCGAAAGCACCGGTTAGGGTAGCAGCCAAGGCTCCCGCTAAGGTACCAGCAGCGCCCGCAGCGCCCAAGAGAACGGTCGGATTAAAATCAACTCAGAGAAATCCAGTGCGCGTTAAGACTCCCTCGAAGAGCATCCGAGAAGAGATGACGACCGGCGACGTGAGGGGCATGGGCTACGTGACTGGCAACCCGTTAGTGGACGCAGGATTCCAGACGACGTGGACTACGATGAATCAGGCCGACGCGGACACGAGAGATCAGATCATGAACCAGACTAAGAAGTCAACTCACGACGATCTGCACGCCAACATCGAAGCTCGCCGTGATGCCATGAAGCAGAGGTTCATACAGAACGTAGTCAGTTCAATAAATAGAAAATAACTTAAACAGATCGGATAGATCATTATGGCACAGTTTCGTAAAGACACACACGAATACCTTAAAGACGGTAAGACCATCTTCGAGGTGATGATGTTGGCTGACCAGTACGGCAACATGGTTGGTCCTGCCAATCCTACGGGTATGGCAGTCGACGCTTTTGGTCGTGCGAGAATGTCTTCTCCCTTTACTCTCTTCGACTCTTTCCATCGCTATCAGGACAACGGAAAGATCAACACGGCTAATACTGCTACCGGCAACACTACCTACAACGCCAACAGCAGCACGGTCAGCATGAACATAGACACGACTTCAGGCGCTTACGTCAAGCGTGAGTCGTCCAGAGTGTTCGCTTACCAGCCTGGCAAGTCTTTGCAGATCCTTCAGACATATATCTTGAACTCTCCGAAGGCTAACTTAAGACAGCGCTTTGGGTTCTTTGGCGAACAGAACGGCATCTACTTAGAAGTAGACGGACTAAACGAGCCTGCCTTCGTCATCAGATCGAACGTTACTGGTACGCTGACTTATGAGAGAGTCTATCAGTCACAGTGGAACGTAGACACGCTTTTAGGAGCGGTCCCTACTAGTCCGTCTCAGAAGACTCTCGACTTAACTAAAGCGCAGATCCAGTTCATAGACATCGAGTGGCTGGGTCTCGGAACAGTTCGCTGCGGGTTCGTCATCAACGGCCAGTTCATTCACTGCCACTCGTTCCATCACGCTAACCTGATCACTGGACCCTATATGACTACCGCTTGTCTTCCGATCAGAGCTGAGATTGAGAACACCGGAACGACGGCCAGTAACAGCACTCTTAAGATCGTATGTTCGTCAGTTATATCAGAGGGCGGATACGAGATCAGGGGTAAGACGAGATCTTATGGTCTAGATCCTGGAGCAGCCAAGCAACTCTCTGTTGCTGGAACATATTATCCGGTAATCGCTATCAGGATCAATCCGGATAAGCCAGACTCCATCGTAGTCCCTAAGCAGATCGACGCGATGCCGATCAATGCAGCCAACTATCGCTGGAAGCTAGTCTCTGGTGGTACTTGGACGGGCGATACTTGGGCGAACGTAGCTTCTGACTCTTCTGTGCAGTACCAGTCCAACACGTCTGCTACTTTCAGTATGACCGGTGCTAGTGAGCTCAATTCTGGATACATCACTTCGACTGTACAGGGCGGAGGTCAAGTAGACATCAGCGGCACTGGCTTCTTTCAATACCAGCTAGAGAGAAACAGCTTCGCTAACACCTACACGCCGTTCACTCTCCTTGTCACTTCTGGCACGGCTACATGCAACGTAGCTGGTGCAATGACTTGGCAGGAAATCACGTAAGTATAAATAAAGCGTCGACAGAAAGCTACGGCAACCCTGTCTGTTCTGGTTAAGCCCACGGGAAACACCAATGAAAGAAGATACGAGTCTCTCTACTAGTCCTCAGCTAGAATTTCGCGAGCAGAGCGGGGTCGTCGTAGCCCTGTCGCAGAAGCAAATCATCTCACTCTTCAAGAAGTCAGAAGCGTCGGGCATTCCCTTCGATACGTTGAAGGAAGTGTATCAGCGCGGCTTCACGTCAGAGCTTTCAGAACAAGCAGCATACAACAGAGTCAACTCATTCATAGCGGGTGGAGCAGCAAGAGAAATGGATAAAGATCTAGACGAAGGAAGCAAATACGTCATCTTCAGAAAGACGAACGCTGGGACCGGTGGTCATCAAGTCCCTAACTTGACTTTTGACAAAAAAGACGACGCTCACTCGCACATCAAGAAGTTGTCTCCGGGAGACTATGAAGTGCGTAAGGGATGGGCTGGTGGCACCATCAAGTCACGTTCCGACAAAGCAAAGAACATCGGCATCAAAGAAGATAGCCTATCAGAGAAGCGCGGGTTGTGGGACAACATCCATGCCAAGCGCGAGAGAATCAAGCACGGATCCGGTGAGAAGATGCGTAAGCCAGGATCTAAGGGAGCTCCTACCAATCAAGCTTTCAAAGACGCAGCAGAAGAAGTTCAGATCGACGAGATCTCTAAGTCTACTCTCGGCAACTACGTCAAGAAATCTGCTCTCGACATCGCAAGACAGACTGATAACAGGACACGCGCACACTACGGCGACGACGATAAAGCTTTCAATAGAGCTGCCCATAAGTTGATGAATCGTCAGGACGGCGTACGCCGCGCAGTCGATAAGATGACTAAAGAAGAAGTCGTCACAGAGACTTCTGCAGCCAACAAGATCAAGAAGAACGACGCAGCCAAGAGCATGGGCGCTGCTGCTAGGAAAGCCGGCGACCCCAAGCACCTCACTACTATGGGAACTGGCATGCGTACTTCGGTAGCGGACAAGATCCGTGGTCGTCAGCTCCAGAAAGAAGACTACACCGGCGCAGAGAAAGTCACAGCAGACACGGATCAGCCAGCGAGCCGCTTCGTCGGCACCACTCAGCTGACGAATACTTACAAGCAGATGACTCCCGGTCAGTCAGTCAAAGACACGATCAAGCGCGTCGTCAAGGAACAGTTAGAAGAAGCAGCTACGGACGACAAGAAGGGATACAAGAGCTCGACCGGTGGTCTGACTCAGAAGGGTCGCGATCACTACAATCGCACTACTGGCAGCAACCTTAAAGCGCCCGTCACTACCAAGCCATCTAAGTTGAAGCCGGGTTCTAAGGCAGCGAATCGTCGCAAGTCTTTCTGCGCTCGCATGGGTGGAATGAAGAAGAGATTGACTGGATCAGAGACCGCCAACGATCCTGATTCACGCATCAACAAGGCACTAAGAAAGTGGAACTGCTGATGAAGAAGTTCAAGCAGTTCGTCGCCGAGCTCATGGTCAGAGATCCTTCTGGCAAGCCGATACAGATCAAGAAGCAGGTCTATCGCGGCGCTGACATGAAGCTACATAAAGACTTTCCAGGTAAGTCATCCAGCTCGGGTGGCGGTGGAAACGGAAGCTAATAAATACACAATAGTTAACAACCAAATGGAGTAAGTATGATGAGCATTGAATCAATCATTGGAGTCGCAGTAATCGCTGGTGCTGGTTGGATCGTATGGAAGATGCTGACTAAGGGCGAGACTGTACAGCAGGCTGCAGCAGAAGCAGCTGCTGAAGTCAAGGCTGAAGTAGCTAAGGTAGCCGACGTTAACGGAGACGGCAAGGTCGACGTGGCTGATGCAGTGGAAGCAGTCAAGAAGACTCGCGGCGCTGCTAAGAAGGCTGCCGGCAAGGTCAAGGCAGCAGCTGCCAAGAAGACTAAGAAGGCTAAGTAATGAACGAACTAGTCGAGCAGATGAAGGTAGTGCTGGCGAGCACGTTCTCGCTTTACCTCAAGGCACACTACTTTCATTGGAACGTCGAGGGTCCGAACTTCCCGCAGTATCACTCTTTCATGGGTGACTTCTACGAGGAAGTGTACGGGTCTATCGATACTATAGCAGAAGAGATGAGGGCACTCGGCGTGTACGCTCCGGGTTCTCTCAAGCGCTTCTCTGAACTGTCTAAGGTAGAGGACGAGACAGCTATCCCTGACGCAATGCGTATGATCAGGATCCTGCACATGGACAACCTGATCGTGCTCGACGAGTTAGCCAAAGCGCGAGAGTTAGCAGAAAGTGCTAATAAGTACGGACTCGTTAACTTCCTCGAAGACAGACTAGACAAGCATTCCAAGCACGACTGGATGCTCAGATCAACTATAAAGGCATAAGACATGGAAAGAGACTATCGCTCCCTCGAGCATAAGATCAGAGACCTCATGATGGAGACGATGGCTCGCAACTCTGCTAAGAGGATGCAGGTAACCAACGTCGCTCGTCCCGACACCGCTACTGATCCTACCGACGTCAAGTCTAAGATTGCCAAGCAGGGCGAGATCAAGACCAAGATCATCGACGAGGATACGATCAACGAAGGCGGCGAAATAGCAGCTTTAACTGCCGGCATTAGAAACATGAAAAAGAATGCTAGTCAGTCTCCAGCAGCAAATCCTGCAAAACCCGACGATGCATGGGATAAGGCATACAAAGATAGAATCGCTGCCGATGCTGCTAAAGCCAAGAAAGTAGACACTTCTGCTTATAAGAAAAAAACTGTCGAAGAAGAGGTCATCGACGAGGCTGCAGAGGACAACGCTCCTGAAGTAGCCGACAAGAAGAAGGGCGACGACGACACGGCTCCCAAAAAGTCTAAGTCCGGCGACATGGACGACAAGGACGCTAAGGAGATCAAGGGCGGCAAGACCGAAGTAGACCTAGATCCCAAGACAGACGACGATCCAGACGAGTCTGCAGAAGAAGACAAGAAGTCAAAGAAAGCCACCAAGGACGAGAACGATAAGATCGGTGCCAAGAAGAGCGTAAAGGAAGAATCAATGAAGAACACACCATTCGGCCTTCCGCAGGGCCTATCGATGCGGTCAGCGAAGCCCTCAAGGGCGACCAGCACAAGATCGATGCCAACAAGAACGGCAAGATCGACTCTCAGGACTTCAAGATCCTGCGCGGAGAGACCAAAGCTAAAGTCAAGCCGCAG